GGCGAGCTCGCCGGAACGCGACTGGATGTTCGTCGCGATGATATCGCTGATCGAACTGTTCGCGAACGCCATGAATGGCACTCCTTACAGAGGGTTGGGGTCAGAGCCGGTCGGACATCCCGTCGAACTGCTCGGCGAGAAGGGACCGGCGGTCGGCTGCCTTGGCGGCGGGGGGCGCCCCGGGTGTGGAGGACCGAACCGATACCGCGGCTGCCCTAGCGGCTTTCGCCGCCTTGTCTGCGGATGCCTTGCGCTGCGCTGCGGCTGCGGCCTGTTGGGCCTGCTGCGATGCCGCGAACAGCTCGGGATCGAGACGAAGGGCCTTGTCGTATGCGTCTTCTAGCGTGGTCGCGACGCCGCTCTGTAAGAGCTGAATCATCGTCGGCCTCGCGGCCTCGAAATGCTCTGCCTTCGCGGAGAACTGCTGCACCTCGTCAAGAAGCACGGCATTGGCCGCCTCTTCCTGCGCCTGCTTCCAGCCGGTCACCTCGCCACGAATCTTCACGAGTTCGTTTTGAAGCGCCACGAAGCTGGGATCGACCGGGGCCTGTGGGGCGGGCTGACCCTGCGCGGTCAAGTCTATGCCGTAGGACCGGGCGAGGGAATGGAAATAGTTGAGCCTGTCCTGAGGGGGCGACGAGCGGAGGATGTTGTCCGCCTCCATGAGCGCGCGGATCGCCTGCGGCGGGTCGATGCCGAGGCCGCGGATCGTGTCCATGTAGGGCGCGATCGCCTCGCTGACCTTGTCCGCGAACTCGGCCTTGGAGCGGATCGGCTCGATGCCGGCGCGCATCTGCTCCTCGCGCTGGTACGCGTATTCCTGCAGCTTTGGGTCGGCCTTTGACCAGAAGTCGTGCATCTCCTTCTTCCACGACTGCGGCGGCCGGCGCCAGACGGGCTCTTCGACGGCCTCGGGCGCCTCGCTCGCGGCGGCCTGCGGGCCAGCGCCGGCGCCCTTGGCAAAACGGCCCGAGGCGTCGCGCGCGCGGTCGCTGACCGGCTCGGCCTCGGCTGCCGGCTCGGGTGCGACTTCCGGGGCGGGCGCTGCGGCATCGGCCTCGATCGCGCTGAACTGCTCGGCCAGCAGCTCCTTGCGGCTGTCGCTGTCTACCTTTTGGATCTCGCCGTTCATGTCATCTCCGGGTCTGCGACCGCAGGTCGGCCAGGATCTTGTCTGCCTGCCGATCGGTCATGTTCCACAACTGTTCGCGCAGGCGCTTGATGCGCTGCTCGCGGTTCGTCGTGATCGGCTGCCTCGCCTTGGGCATCTCGTTGCCCACCTCGAAGCAGTTGTGCCTCTTCAGATGCTCGCGATGCTGCGAACGGCTGCTGATCCACGAGCCATCCGCCATCGACTTGTAGCCGCCGATGTCGGGGACGATCTGGATCTTGGGCTCGGCACCGGGCGTGGCGACCGCGATCTCGATCATCTCGCCGTCGCGCCAGACGTATCGCGTCCTCATAGCAGCAACATCACCTCCTCGTCGTCGGCCTCCAGTTGCATGTCGCGCTGGATTGCGGAGGCGCGCTCCAATCCAGCCATGATGCGGCCGAGGTCGATCCTCGGGGCCTTCAGTATGTCGGCGCGGGCCTCGACCCCTGCGGCCTCGACCGCGCGCGTGACGACGTATTCCGCGGCATCGGGCAGTGACTGCTTGCCCTCGACAATGCGCTCGTACAGAGCTAGAACGCGCTGCCGGCGCTGCTCCGTCGCATCCCGCTCCTCGCGCAGCTTCTTGGCGCGGTATTCGCCATCATGGGTGTCGTCGACGACGATGTACGGCGAGTCACCCCACGTCGCCTCGTCCCATCGCCCAGCGTCCCAGATGCCGATCATGCGCCAACTTCAACGCCCATCGCCCTGCCATCCGGGCCGCGGACGATGCGCTTCGGGGCAGCCATGGCCTGCATCAGCGCCTGCATGAGCCCCAGCAGCTGCTGCTCGCGCTGGGCGCTGTCCTGCGCCATCGCCTGAATCATCGAGCGCACGTCCTCGGACATCCCGGTCGCCATGCGATTGCTTGCCTCGCTGACGAGGTCGAGCGCCGGCACATCCGCGCCAGCCGCACCGATGCGGGCGACGGTGATGCGCGTCTCGGCGTCAAGCTGGGCCTTGTAACGGTCGATCTCGGCCTGCTGCGCCAGCTCCTCAGCCTTCAGAGCGGCCTGGAACCTCTGGCGCTGCTCCTCCATCGCGGCCTCGTTCTGGGCCTTCATCTGCTCGATCTGCATCTCGGCCTGCAGCTTTGCCTGCTGGAGCTGGGCGTCGAGCTGGGCGCGCATCTGCTCGGCCTGCTGCTCGGCCTGCGCCTTGAGCAGCTCGGGATCGGGCGGTGGCGGCGCGGCGGCCTGCGCCTGCTGGCCCTGCGTGATCTGCTCCAGCATGCGGTCGAGCGTGCCCTCGATCGGCTCGGCCTGCTTGAACGCGCCGATGCCGTACCTCATCAGCTCGATGACGATCGACGCGGCCTGCGGCACCTGCTGGACGACCGGCAGCGCCTTTTCGAGGAAGCCGCCATAGGCCTGCACGAACTCCAGCCGGTCCTGCTTGTTCTGCGCCTCGTCAATCTGAACGAGGCTGTCGGACGCGACCTCGATGCGGAAGTTCCGCAGCGGTTTGTCGGCCAGCAGCTGCAGCGCCTGGGGGATTAGCTGCTGGTCGGCCGGCGACATCTGCTGCGCGGCGGCGTACTGCAGGATCGTCTGCGGCTGGAAGAGCTGGCAGATGATCTGCGCCTTGAGGCGGATCAGCTCCGACGCGAAGAGGGCGACCTCCTCCTGCATCGAACGCAGCCGCAGGCCCGCGTACTGGCCCTTGATCTGCTGCGCGGTCGCGGTCTCAGACGCGGCGGTCTGGCCGCGGATGATGTCCGAAATGCCGGTGATCTCGTAGATCTGCGCCTTGATCTGTTCGCGCGCCGCGTAGCATTGCAGCAGGCACTGGGCGAGGGTGTCGAGCGGCAGGAGGTCGATTGAGCCCTTGAGGCCGCCCTTCTCGCCAAACGCCATCCACTTGTCGACCGGGATCAGCGCGTTGTTGTCGCCCTCGGTCAAGAGCCGCTGCAGGGCAGGCTGCGAGGCATCGTAGACGCCGCGCATGCGCAGCGCCTTCACGAGGCCGTCGATGCGATCGGACAGGATGTCCAGCTCGTTGGCCTGATCCTGATAGAGCAGGAAGTCGGGCACCGGGACGAGGGTGTCGGACGTCGTCGTGGCGTAGAGCGGGCGCGGGCAGGGGTAGAAGCCCTCCAGCTCCAGCGGGTCGTCGCGCTCGTCGACGAATTGCGCCATGCTCTTATTGATCCAGTAGACCTTCTGCGTCTCGCGGTCCCACAACTCGCAGATCTTTGCGCGCGTGCCCTCGCGCTGTTTGTTAGGGCCGTCGAGGTTGTCGGGTCCGCTGTCGAGCGGGATCTTGCGGCCCATCTCTTCGCCGAAGCGCTCGACCAGCGCCTCGCGGGTCATGTAGACCCATCGCCAGACTTGCGTGACCTCTTCCCACGTTCTGGCGCTGCTGTGGCCAAAGTCCTTCCAGTGGACGTAGTCGACCGGCGCGCACTCGTACTCTATCTCCTCGGGCACGCCGGCGGGCTCGGGCAGGTTGCCGTCCTCGTCGACGTCTTCGGTGACCTGCGGGCCGTCCTCGGGCATGCCGAGTTCCTGCGCGCGGACGTGCGGCTCGTAGCGCACCCATGCGACGCCGCGCCCGCCGAGGAAGCGGTCCTCGACGGCGTACTTCATCGTCGCGCGGAAATCGGGGTAGTGCTCGATCTCATAGTCTAGGGCGCGCTCGATCAGCTGCGCCGCCACGCGACCGACCTGGTCGTTGTCACCGAAGCGCCGGGCCGCCGAGGCCTTTGGCAGCTTGGCGTAGACCGCGGGGATAAGCGTCTGGACGTTCGACCAGAGGATGTTGAACTTGACGGTCTCGTTGCCCGACTGCGTCCGCATGTCGTCGCGGTACCGCTTGATGATCTTGGTCGCACGCTTCTGCCAGCGCTCGAACTCGCGCTCGTAGGTCGAGATCGCCTGCAGGTACTTCTGCAGTCCGGTCGGCTGGGCGTCGGCCATCACGGCCTCCTGCGGAAGATGACGTCGCGATGGACATGCCCGGCGATCATATAGCCCCAGTCCGCCAGCATGGTGATGGTGTCGACGTCGGTCACGCCGTAGCGCTCGCCGAGGCCCTTGAGCTCCAGCACGATGGTCGGCCAGGAGTGCTTGATCGTCCGCTCCGCGCCGAGGACCGCAGCGTGCTCGTAGCCCTCCACGTCGAGGCAGAGCAAGTCGCAGTCGTCGATGTCGAGGCTGTCGATCCGCATGATCGAGAACTCGGAGCCGTCCTTGACCCTGTGCGCGCCGACGTTGTGCGGGTCAAAGCGGTCCATCGCGCCGGTGCCGGGCCGCGCGCCGAACGCGCCGCGATAGGCCCTGACCCGCGCCCGGTCAGCGCCCCCCAGGCGTTCATCGAGGTTCGCCATCAGCGCGGCGTGGTTGAACTCGTCGGGCTCGGCGGTCACGACGCAGTCGAAATGCCGGGCGAGCACGACCGGCCAGATGCCGATGTTGCCGCCTGCCTGCACGACCGTGCGCCAGCCATCGGTGCGCGGCAGGATGTCGGTGTAGAGATCCTCGACCTCGCGCAGGATGATCTCCAACGCGACTTGGTCCGCGTCGGGGACGAGCCAGCTTTCACGCCGCTGCATGGTACTCGACCTCGGTCTGCTGCCACGGGCGCGGCTGGCCGTGGAAGATGATGACGCGCTCGTTCTTGGTGCGCGGGCTAGCCTTGAAGCTGCCGATCGCGCGCGGCGCGACGTCCTGCCAAAACGCCAGCTCGCCGGCGTAATGCTGTTCCAACCATTCCTGGTCGCCGCCGAGGTAATACCGAGGGTCCGCCTCAAACTCTGCGGTCAGCCTCGACAGGTCGCCATCCCACCACATCATCGACGATTGCATGGCGTTGCGGTTGCTGCGGCCGCGGTAAAAGTCGCGCAGGATCACGAATGCGTCGTGGCGCACTAGCTCGACCAGCGGCTGGATGTCGCGACAGAGCACGGTGTCGAGGTCAAAGTACAGGACCGGGCCGGGCAGCTCGAACAACTCCATCTTCGCCCACCAGCCGGGCCAATCGCGGCGCAACGGCCGGGCCTCGATGTCGTCGTCCTCGGCGAACGCGTAGCAGGTGTCGGTCAGCACCACGAAACGGTGCGCCGGCGCAAAACGCGCGCACATGTCGGCCAGGGCGCGGACATGCTCGGGGCGGTAATCTCCGCCGGATCGCAGGACGGTGGCGATGGTGATCACGGGGCTCGCACGCCGAAGCCGCGCTGGTTCAGGCGCTCGATATCCGCCGCGGTAAGCGGCTGCGCCCTCATGCCGGCGGCCCTTTCGCGCTCCACCTGCAGCTGCAGGGCGCGCGCGAGATCCTGAGGGGCGCGCGGGCGCGGGTTCGCGGGCGGCGGTCCCATCGTATCGACAGGCGCCGCCATTACGGGCCGTGCGGGCGGATTGATCGGCGGCGCGACCTGCCCCATCGCGGCCATGTCTGCCGGAGAGACGCCGCCGAGGGTATCGGGGCGCGCGGGCGCGAACTGGCTTTCGTCGGTCGGCAGGCCCCGCATCACCGGCAGGCGCGGGCGGGGCGGGGAGGCGGGACGTGGCGGGGCCGGGATCGGGGCCGCCGCGCCACGCGGGTCGATGCTGGGCATGTACGGGATCGACGGCGACGGCGCGTCGTAGTCGCCGGGCGGCGTCGGAGGAAGGGCGGCGTTGGGCAGGCGCTCGTACATCTGCGCGGCGTCGGTTGCCTCGGCGGGCGACATGGCCGGGCTACCGCCGAACCCGAGCATGCGGCGCAAGTCGCTGAAGCTGTAGCTGCGGACAGGGCCGCCCGCGGTGCCCTCGGGGCGCAGCATCGGGTCCATGATGCCCGCCATCCGGCGGTCGAAGGCGTCCTGTTCTTCGCGGCTCATCGCCATCGGCGTCACTCCTTGTTTCGCGCGCTAATGGCGCGGGCCTTGGCCTTCGCGTCGGCCTTCGAAGAGGCGCCCCATGCGCGCAGCGCGAGCGCAAGGCGGGTCGGCTTGCCGTTCTTCTCCATCGGCCCGGGCATGTTGCCCATGCGGGCGAGGAAGCTGGCACGGCGCGGGTTGTCACCGGACTTCACGGGCGGCTTGAGCGTGCCGCCGGTCTGGGCCTCGTAGCTGGCGCGGCCTTTGGCATTGAGGCCGCCGGCGGGGTTCTTCCCCTCCTTGCGCTGCCACGCCGCGCTCATCGCTTGTTCTCCGGCTTTGCGGTCTTGGCCGCCTGTTTGAAGTCTGCCGCGGTCGGCCGGCCCTTCTCGCCAGGGCGCTTCATTTTCTCGCCGGAGCCCGCCTTGATGCGCTCTTGCTTGGCGAGGATGTTGGCATAGAGGCCGGGCTTGTTCATGACACTACGCGAAGACGCCGACGCCGACAGCCGTGACATTCGATCCCGTGGTCACATTCCACGCGCCGTTTCTCGAGACAGCGTTGACCTCGATGCTGTAGACGCCGATCGGCGTTGCCGCGGGCGTCGTGAAGATGGTCGTGGAACCGTCCTTCAGCGTGACCGAGGCGGTCGATGCCGTCGTGACGGAAATCAGAAGGCGATGCAGGTAGTCGCCGGTCGCGCCGGTTGTGCCGAGCGCCTGATCCGTTTGCGAGGCCGCGACGGTCTCGTAGGCGTAGCGATACGGGTTGTTCACGCCGGCCATTCGGGCCTCCTCAGGACAGGAATCGGAGCTTGTAGATGGTGGCGTCGATCAGCGCGGCGATCTCGTCAATCGCGTTCTGGAGCTCGCTGCGCTCGGGCAGCTTCTCGCGCTGCTTCTCGACGTAAGCTTTCACGTCATCGAAGTAGCTCGCCATCGCCTCGCCGCTCATGCCGCGCGGCGGGTCCATGCGGGCCGTGAACTTGCTGACGAGGCCGTAACAGCCCTGATACGCCTCGACCACGGTGTCCACGAGGCCCGGCAACGCCTCGTAGTAGTCGCCCAGGGCCTTGTGCGCGGCGTAGGATTTCGTGCTCCAGTGCATGAACTGCGCGGCGATGCCGGTGCAAAGCACTCGGCCTGCGAACTCGCCCATCGCGGCGTGATATTCGGTGTCGCTCATATGCGCGCGCTCCGAGATCGGGCTGCCGACGCGGCCCACATGTCATTGAGGGTAGCCGAGTTGTCAGGCCCTATCAATAGTGGCCGATCACTGCGCGGCGGCTCGACCCGCGGCTCCTCGCGCCACGCGATCGCCATCATGCGGAACGCGTCTGCGCTGTGGCTCGTCCAGTCGTGGCGCGGCGCGGCGCGGAACGCGCGCTTGTCCTCGTCGTACTCGCGTTGGTACTGGCGCAGCGCCTCGATGCCTTCGTGGCACCGCTCGTCGTCGAACCAGACGCGCGGCAGCATGAGGCGCACGGCCTGGATGCCGTCCTGCACGCCGAGGTCTGGCACGATCTGGAACATCCCGATGCCGCCGAGGAGCGCCGCGAGCTGCTCGACCACGCTGCGGCCGCCCGAGGCCAGCGTCTTGGCGCGAGCGTCGTGCGGGAGGTAGTGCCTGCCGTACCGGTAGGGCCGCCCGGCGACGATCTCGGCCAGCTCCGCGATGGTCGAGCCGCTCGAGGCGTGGTGGTCAATGACGTGGATCTCGCCGCCCGCGACCTGCCACCACCAGATGGCGGTGTCGTCGCGCCAGCCGATGTCCCACGCGGTGTAGACCGGCAGCGCCGGGTCGTGCGGCACCGATCGGATGCGGCCAGCGTCGAGCGCCTCGCGCATCTCGACGCCGTAGAACGCCCCGAGGATGGCCGCGTCGAAGCTGCACTCGTACTCCTGGTCGTACTGGTCCTGCGTCAGCTGCGCGCGAAGCGCGTGGAGCTCGGTTTCCGGCAGGATGCCGCTGTCGCTGGCCCGCAGGCGCAGGAAAAACCAGTCCGGAGATCTCTGCGCGACTTCTACGGCCTCGTGGAACTGATTGCGGCCCTTCGGCGTCCCGCCGATCACCGCCCAGCCCTGCCGGTCCGAGAGCGTCGGGCGGATAACGTTGCCCCAGACGCTCGGGCGGAAGTCGCCGTACTCGTCCAGATACGCGCCGTCGAACCCGAGGCCGCGCATCGCGTCGGCGTTGTCCGCGCCGAAAAGCTGGATCCTGGCCCCGGTGCGGGTCGTCAGCAGCAGCTCGGCCTCGTTGACGCCCGCGGTCGCTGGCTCGGCGTACCGTTTCAGATAGTCCCAAGCGACCGATTTGGCCTGCGATCGAAACGGCGCGACGTAGGCGTAGTGGGCATGCGGCTGGCGCGCGGTGATTGCGGCGCGGATCAGGTCGTTTATGGCGGCCACGGTCTTGCCCGCCCGGCGATGGGCCACAAGGCAGGACCACCGCTGCGTCCGTTTGTGAAACGGCATGAACGCCTTGCGCGGGTTGTACGGCATCCGAACGCGCGCAGCGCGCAGCTCGGTCACGTCGGCTCGCCCCACTCGTAAATGATCTTCTGAGGCCCGCCATCCGCGCCGGTCACCTCGGTGCGCTGCAGCTTCGGCACATGATACTCGACCATGTCCTGGATGCACCGGAACGCCGCCAGTGGGCCTTCCTCGGCCTCGATGCGGTCTAGAAGATGACCAAGCCGGGGCGTCTGTTGCTCGACGAAAGCGGCGATGGCCTCGCGGGCGTTCGCGGTGGACTTGTTCGGCAGCCCTTTCGGGCGTCCCGGCCCCGGTTTCCCGCCTTTTTTGAAACTTGGGTTAGCCATTGGTTCATGATGGCCCCTACCACTTCGACCGTCAAGCCACCCATGCGTCAAGCGCATACCGCCCCGCGTTCCTTGCAATGGTCATCCTGCACCGGCGGTGTATGTTCCTCGCATCGCAACCGGCGCCGAGGCGCCAAACGACGGAGACGGCAAATGAACGCAGAGACCCGCCTTAAGAACATCGAAGAGCGCATCACCCGCGCGGTGTGCAGCGTTCATGGCGTCATCTGCAACGGCGAGGTCGAACTGCGAGACAAACTGCGCCGCCAGCTGGGCAAGAAGTGGGACGCCGTCAATTTCCGTTGGGAACTTCTTTCGCAGCAAGACATCGAAGACATGGAATACGAAGCGTCCTGGGCTAGCGCCTGACGCATATCGGAGTTGAGGAAACGCACTCCTCAACCCCGCTACCTTCCCGCAGTATCCCGACATCGCAACCAACCCACGGAGACAACGATGATCTACGTCCTGACCAACACCACGAACCCAACTGGGTACTTCCGCACCATCAACCCGAGCCAAGCGGTGTCCGTCGCGCGCCGCTGGAATCAGCTCGGTCGCCTGCACGCAATTGAGGTCATGGTCGGTGGCGGCGATCACCCGCTCCGCACTATCCGCATCCCGCTCGGCAAGCAGCAGGCAACGGTGGCCGCTATCCGCGCGGCGATGGCCTGACCATGCGCGTCAACCCCGAAATGAGCCTCCCCCGCCTCCGCCACGCCATGGGCGAAGCCAGCCTCCTCGACGCCGAGCAGCTGCGCGAAGTCCTCCTGCGCCGAGGCGTCGCGGACACCGACCTGATGACCGCCGACGAGTGGGCGGATGCGGTCAGGACCGCCTACAAGCGCCTGCCGAGGCATCTCCGGCCGGAGTAAGTCTAAATTCGCCGGTGACCTAATTCCCCGGGATTACGTCACCGGCCTACATCCGACTTTGGTTCCCGCACCGGCGCATGCCTTGCCCACTGGATGCGCTTCTCAATTTTAGCGCGCTGTTCGGCCGTCCGAACTATGATTGCCTGCAAGGATTTGCTGACCTCCAGCAACTCGTCTACGTCCCAAGTCGGAGAAGCGAGCAGCTTGGCGTGCCTTTTGGGCAACGATTCGGCGATGGCCTTTTTACGCTCAGTCACCGTTAGCAGCATGCGACTGCCAAGCCACGAATTGCAGTCGTGACACGCCGGAACCGTTTTTCCGGCATCCCGGCCGCCTTTTCTCAAGCGAGAAGGAAGGCCACCGGCGAAGCTGTAAGGGACCACATGATCTTTCGTTGTGGCTAGGTCTCCGCAGTAGACGCAAACTTTGGTCATGCCAATTTCTTCCTAGGATCGCTCACGAACGTCGAAACGTTGCCGGCCGGTATCATGAGACCTTCAACGGGCTTCCGCGCTTCCTGCGCCATCCTCGGCGCTCCTAGAGGCATCCGAGGCGAACCGGGACCGGAACTTCGCCATCGTCGCCTCGAATTCCGCCTTCTGCTCGTCGGTCATCGCTGACCACTTCCCGACCGGCCTCGACCCCTCCGCCGGCAGCGCGATCGCCCGCCGCAGCTGGTGCCTCTGGGCCTTCGCCGCAGCGACCTCGGCCTCAAGGTGCTCGCAGACCTCGGCGTAGCTCGGGAACCACCGAAACTTGCGCGCCGCCGCGTCGAGGCTTGCCCGGCTGAACGCTGACCCCGGATATTCCAGCATCGCCGCGTAGGCCCTGGCCTTGGCATCGCCATCGGCCTCGCCCGGCTTGGTCGCCGTCAGGGTGCCAAGCGCCGAGATCCAGCGCAGCGCCAGCGCCTGCGGCGCGGGCTGCAGGGCGGCCTCGATCGCGGCGAGGGCGCGCTCAGCCTCGGCCTTCTGGGTCGAAGAAATCGCCAGCGGGGCTCCCGGCTGCTCGGTCTGCATCCTCCCGAGCAAGGCGCTCAGCGAGAACGATAAACCCGTTGCGGGACTGAGATCGAGATCCTGTGCCATTGCCCTGCTTCCTTTCCGATGTCCGGCGCACCCAGTTGCGCCAGGTTGCCGACCAGTTGGTCTTGCGCCCGTCCGCGCCGGGCTTGCTCGTCCAGTAATCGCGGAACGACGCCGCCTCGCGCTCGACCGCGACGCCGAGGCTCGCCGCGAACCCTCGGTCCTCCTCCGTCGGTGACCAATCCGCCGGCAGGCGCGTCCCGCGATCGGCGCGCTCTGCGCGCGTCCCCCCAGACCCCCCAGAACTAAGAGGGACTTCTACGGTATCTCTTTCCGTAGGAAAGGGTGGTTGTGGTTGTCTCTGTGGTTGTGTCAACGTAACGTTGTTCGTTACGTCCGACGTAACGTTGGTCGTTACGTTGCGCGCAGCCCTCGCTGCGGTCGCCGCTTCGGTGCGCTTGCGGCGGGCCTCGTACATCGCGGCGGCCTCGGCCAGTTCGTGCTCGATCCGGCCATGGTGCAGCGCACCATCTTCCTGCCGAAAGAACGCCAGCACGACCCCGGCTGCCTCGGACCACTCGGTCGGCGTCATGCGAGCCGTGCGGGCAAGCGCGCCGTCGTCCAGCCGCAGAGGCCCGCCCGCGCGCCAGTAGGCCATGATGAGGTGCAGGTATGCGCCGCTCTGCGCGGCTGTCAGGTGCGCCGTGTCCGCGAGGTAGTCCGCGACGTACAGCGGCATCCAGGTTGTCGGTCTTCCGGCCATGATCGTCCTTTCACAGGTTGATCCGGCCGACCTCGCGCGATAGGTTCGCGGTGCCATTGTGGCCGGACCAGTTGGGTGGTCCGCTGAGCCCCGGTCTGCTTGCAACAGGCCGGGGCTCGTCATTTGTGCCGGGCGTCAGCGCTTCTGGTCAAGCAAGAACGCGATGTGAGCGGCTTGTGTAGCGTCTGTCGAACGGGCGTTGAACGGACGTTGAGCGGGCGCTAGACCGGTGTTCAACGGGCGTTCAGCTTCTCGTTCTTTCGCATCAGCGTTTCGTTGCGAAGTCGGAGCTTGTGCATTTCGTACTTGATGCTGCTGATCTCGTCGCGGAGCTTTTCGACGCGCTGGTCGCATCTGAATCTGTAGTCCCGCCTCATCTCCTCAATGTGCTCGCGGTGAGCGACTTCGCGATCTGCAGACGTGAGTTGATCGATAAGGCCCTGCAGATTTTCGATTTCCTCTCTTGACGCCTCAAGCGCCGCCTTTAGCACTCGGTTTTCGCGCAGTTGCGCAAACAGCGCTGTATCGGACATCTCCAGCTCTTTCGTGAGCCGAGTGACTGCGTCGGTCGACTCTTCTTCGCGCATGTCGAACTCTCCCGTTTCATTGGTTGGTTGGCGGGTCCGATCCATCAGGTAAACGACCCGGCCAGGGGCCTGTTGACGCGTCGCAACTCGCGCTGGATCGGTTTTAGGTTCCGCCGCCCGCCGGCGACGGCAAGGGAGGGCCCGGCCGGTTTCTAGAGCGCGAGGCCCAGCTGGACCCCGAGCCGATCAGCGTAGAGCGCGACCGCCTGCAGCCGCTCCTGCTCCTTCGCCCGCTTGCGCTCGTCGCGGCGCAGCTGCACCACGCGCACCAGCGCAGCGGGGTCGTAGCCCGCGGACTTGATCTCGACGCGCAGCTGCTTGATGTCCTCGCGCGCTTCGTCGGCGGCGTCGAGCAGGCGGGTCAGGCGGTCGGCGTAGCTCGTCAGGTCATCGTTGATGCCGGTCATTCGTCGATCTCCTCTAGGTAGACCTCGGCCCGCGGCGTCGTGCGATCGAGGTGGTGATACAGGTGCATTTCTCGCACCGCGCGGTCGTTGCGGTAGACGCGGCCCTGCAACGCGTCGAGGATTAGGCTTGGGTCAAGGTCGGGCCGGCGCGAAGCGTAATGGATGTGCGCGGTCATACGGATCGGCGCGCGAAGCTGGCGCTCCTCAGGCAACTCTGGAACCTGGCGCGCGAAGTTTTCGACATAGGCCAATGCCTTGGCGCTTTTGATAACCCGCACCATACTGCCGAACTTGACGATCCGGCGGCTGTTGGCTTTGGAAACCGGCTCGCCCAGGATGATGCCCTGCCATTTGCGCTTCACGTCGAAGTCCCCACCGCGCTGCGGCTCTCGGCCAGCATGGCACCGCTCGACCCCGTCAGGCTCCGCGCCTCGACGCGCGGCGTCCAGCGCAAAACCTGCAGCGGCCTGATCAGGTGCGCCGGGATGTCCTCGAAGCGCCGACCGCCCATCAGCCGCGGCCAGAGGCGCTCGGCGCGCTCGACGCTCTGCTCGGGATCGGTGGATGGCTGCGCTTCGACCGGTTCGGCGTCCTCGAAATCCCGCAGTTGCGGCGGGTATGGCGCGACCTTGCGGCCGAGCGTGAGCGCCTTGTGGCCCGCTGGCGTCAGCGCGACGCGGTCGTGCGCCCATTCGGCCAAGCCGCGCTTGCGCAGCGAGTGAATAGCGCTGTTGAGCCGGATGCGGTTCTGTATGCCCGCGATCCAAGCCCGCCACGCCTCGATGCTGGCCTCGCCGCCCTGGCTGTCCATCCACTCGCAGATGACCCGGGTGAACCCCGCCGAAACCGCCGCGCGGTAGCGCGAGCCGCGCACGGGCCTCGTCGATGTGAACCAGTATGTCCAGCCGCACCCCGGCGGCCTCGTCGGGACGTAATTGCTCTCGACGACGCGCTTGCGCTTGAGGTGCGCCAGCGACCCGAGGATCGCGCCGCGGTCCATTTGCGGCAGCGCCGCGCACAGATCCGAGGTCGTGGCCCTACCTCCGGCAACGCGCAGGGCGTTGGTGACCTGCTCGATCGCGGTGATCCGGTTCATCGCCGCGCCTCGGGCTGCGTCGCCGCCACCGGATCGAACCGCAGGCGCTTCTTGCGCGCGATCTGCAGCGCCTGGAGCTGGCGCGCCGCCGGAAGCCGCTGCCGCCGCTTCCAATTGCTGATGGCCTGTGGCGAGGTCGCGAATGCGCGAGCCGCCGCGAGAGTGCCGCCGATGGCGGCGAGGAACTGGTCTAGGTTCATAATTCGCCACGGCTACTACACCCTGCGTGTAGCCGTCAAGCGGACTATTTGCACGAACCTGTTGACGGCATGCACCGCTGGTGTATGTTCGCCCTGTCGCCACCGACGGCGACGCAACCGGGGAGACGGAACATGAATGGCATGATGACCTACCGCAGCGACGACCGCGGCGAGCACTACGGCCACGGCGGCTCGTTCATCGATGACTTCGAGAGCGCGCTGCGCCGCATCGACATCGCCAAGGCCAACGCCGAGCGCGACATCATCGCGGCGCTGACGCGGCTGCGCGACATCTGCAACGCGCAGATCGACCGCACCGTGCCGATGTCGGCCGAAGTCGCGAAGGCGTTCGACAGCGAGTACCAGACCAGCGTCGCTAGCGTGACCGACATGGTCAGCGAGATCGCGGTCCACGCCGAGAGCACCATCACCGCCGAGCTGGAGGGCTGACCATGCACCTCGTCTTCGCCGCCCTGATGGGCGCCACCATCGCCGCGATCATGGTGCTGGCATGATCCGCGACGTCGAGATCTCCTTCATGGGCGCGCAGAAGGTCGCCGCGCGGTCCTACGAGCACGGCGAAACGTTTCGCCGCGTGATCGTCGAGATCGACAGCCTGACCATCCGCCTCGATCCCAACGACGCGCAGCGCCTGCGCGACGCGCTTGACCGCGTGTTGAGCGAGCAGCCGCTAGAGGCAGCATGACCCGCCCCCTCCCCGCCGTCCGCGCCCTGCCGGACACCCCGGCGACACTCCGCGCGCGCATCCAGTTGCGCGTCGAGCTCGCCCGCGACCTCAACCCTGAGACGCTCGACTATCTGCTGGCGCACCAGCGCATCGCCGCGCTGGAGCACCAGCTCGCCGCGATGGAGGGCAAGCGATGACCAGCGAACGCCGCAAGCTGTTGCGGACCTACCGCAGCATGATCCGCAAGGCGGCTCACGCCCCGCGCGGCAAGAAGCAGTCCCGCATGGCCGCGCTGCGCGGCTGGGTCCACCGCCAGCTCAAGAGGGAGACGACCAATGATCGATGAAGGCATCCACCACGACGTTTCGTTCGACGCCTACCTGTCCGGCACCGGCATTCCGGCCCCGGCGGTCAGCGGCAGCGACCTCGTGGCCTACGAGACCGAGTGCCCGGCACACGCCTTCGCGTTCTGGCGCGGTAACCCGGATCGCATCCAGTCGGACAGCACGCCCGCGATGACGCTCGGCACCGCCGCGCACTGCTACATCCTGGAGGGCGCCGACGCCTTCCACGACCGCTACGCGATCAAGCCCGAGGGCCTCAACTTCTCGACGCGCGAGGGCCGGGCGTGGCGCGACGCGCAGGAGGGCCGGTCAATCATCAGCTTCGACGCGCACATGCAGATCATCTCGATGCGCGACGCGCTCATGGCCCAGCCCGACGCCCGCCGCCTCTTGGAGGCCGGCGGTCGAGCCGAGGTCACGATGGTCGCGAAAGACGAGGAAACCGGCCTGACGCTGTTGTGCAGGCCCGACCTATACATCGCCCGCGCCGGGCTGGCGGTGAACCTCAAGACCACCGCGAATCCCGCGCCGAACGCATGGCGGCGCACCTGCGCCAATCTCCGCTACGACCTGGGCGACGCGATGTCCCGCCTCGTCGCCGGGTTGCTCGGCGTCCAGCGACCCTCGCACGCCTTCATGGTCGTCGGCAGCAACGCCCCGCATCTAGGCTACGTCGCCGCGCTCAGCGCCGACGCCGCCAGCGCCGCCGACCAGCAGCTGCGCCAGATCCTGCGCCGCTTCGCGAAATCTGTTGCGGACAACGACTGGCCGGGTTACACCGCGGGTGTTCTCGAAATCGGCCTTCCGCAGTGGGCGGCCAACGAGATCGCAGCCAGCATCCAGAGGGAGTACGTCGCATGACCAACGTGACCAACCTGCCGACCGCCACCGCGCCGCGCGCGGTCTCGGTGGACTTCAACGACCCCGTCGCCGTCTATCTCGACAGCGACATCTTCGGCCAGCTGCAGCGTGTCGCGAAGCTGATGTCGTCGGCCTCGCTAGTCCCCGCGCACCTGCGCGGCGAGGGCAAGTTGGGCGACTGCTTCCTCGTCGCCGCCCAGGCGTTCCGGTGGCGGATGGACCCGTTCGCGGTTGCGCAGCACACCTACGTCTTGTCGGGCAAGCTCGGCTACGAGGGCAAGCTGATCGCCGCGATCGTGAACGCCTCGGGCAAGCTGCAGGGCAGCCTCGACTACCGCTATAGCGGCGCGGGCGACCAGCGCAGCGTGACGGTGTCGGGCAAGCTCGTCGGTGACGCCGAGCCGCGCGAGGTCATCGGCACCGTCGCGGGCTGGAAGACCAGCAACGAGCAATGGAAGAAGAACACCGATCAGATGCTGGCGTACCGCGGCGCGCGCGAGTGGGCGCGCAGGTACATGCCCGAGGCGATCCTCGGCATCCACGCCGACGACGACCTCGCCGGCAGCGCGCCGACCAGCGTCACCATGCGCGACATCACCCCGCCCCCCGCCCAGTCGCCGCTCGCCGCGGTGACGCAGGCGATGGACGCCCTCCTCGATGCCACCGAACAAGAGGCCGACAACACCGCGCCTGCCGCGTCGGATGCAGACTCCCCGGCTGCAGCGTCCTCGGACGCCCCGACAGGCGCACTCCCGCAGGAGCTGGCCGAGCGCGCTCGCGCCATCGTCGCGGCGATCCGCAAGGCCCAGACGGCCAAGGACATCGACCGCGTGCTGCTCGCGCAGCGCGGCAACCTGGACGACATCAGCGCCGCGTCGCCAGACGCGCACGAGCGCATCATGGAGGAGAGCCGCCGCCGGGTGGCCGAGGTGGCAGGGTGAGCGACGAGAATCCGCACATTCGCGCCGCCGGAGAGGCGTTCGGGTGGATGGAAGAGGACCGCTGGGCGAAAGGCCCGGCGGTCTACCTCATGGTCTCCGTGATCTTCGGCGCGATGACCGGCGGCGTCGTGATCGTGCTGGCGATGCTGCGATGACCCAGCTTCGCGTCCTCGTGGCCTGCGAGTATTCCGGCGTCGTGCGCCGCGCGTTCCTTGCGCGCGGCTGCGATGCGTGGTCGTGCGACCTGCTGCCGGCGGAGGACGGGTCGAACCGCCACATCCGCGGCGACGCGCGCGAGCTGCTCAAAGACGGCTGGGATCTGCTCATGGTCGCGCACCCGCCATGCACGCGGCTGTGCAACTCGGGCGTCCGGTGGCTCTCGACGCCGCCGCCGGGCAAGAGCGCGGCGCAGATGGAGCGTGAGCTGCGCGAGGGCGCGGCGTTGTTCAGCGCGTTTTGGAACGCGCCGATCTCGCGCGTCGCCGTGGAAAACCCGGTGATGCACCGGCATGCGAAGGCGCTGATCGAGAACTACGCGGAGCCCGCGCAGAGCATCCAACCGTGGCAGTTCGGTCATGGTGAGTGCAAGCGCACCTGCCTGTGGCTGCGCGGCCTGCCTCCGCTGAAGCCGACGAACGTCGTCGATGGCCGCGAGCAGCGGGTCCACCGAATGCCGCCGAGCCCGACGCGTTGGAAGGAGCGCAGCCGCTTCTATCCCGGCATCGCCGCGGCGATGGCCGATCAGTGGACCGAGCATGCGTGGAGGGCCGCAGCATGACCGACCACCGCGCCCTGGCCGAGCGCCTCGCGGCCTCGGACTACGGAGACGGCTGGCTCGACGCCGCCGAACGGGTGCGGCGGGTTCGCACGAACATCTGGATGGAGACGATCCGGGCAATCGAGGCCGCCGGGTTGGCAATTGTGGAAAGGGAGGATGGACGATGAGCGACGACAAGATCGCGGAGATCCGCGAGCGGCACGAAAGAGGGCGTCGCGCAATGCTGCCGCTCACGGGTTACGCCGAGGCGCATACTGACCGCGCCACGCTGCTGGCCGAGGTCGAGCGGCTGCGCGCTCGCGTAGAGCAGCTAGATCAAGTTCGTGAAGCGGCTTTGAATGCCAGCGCTGATTGGTATTTGAGCCTCCGCGTGGATCAACGCGACAGCATCGAATATGTCGAACCGAATATCGGCTTGATGGGCTCAATGAGTAAGCTGTTCGAGATTGCTTGGGATGCCACGCCAGCGACACAGAATGCAACCGGCGCTAGAGGCAAGCCATGAGCGACGACAAGATCGAGGAGATCCGCACGCGTCACGACGCCGGGCCTCGCGGGCTGCTGCCAATACCGGCTCTTGCCGAGGCACTAGACGACCTCGCAACAGCTCTGGCCGAGATCGAGAAGCTGCGCGCGGACTACGAGCGGCTGACCCTCCAGCTTGACAAGGCGTGGGCCGAGATCGAGGCCGCCGGGTTGGCGGTCGTGGAGAGGGAGGACGGACGATGAGGACGACACTCAACAAGATCCGCGCGCACAGCCCCTGCCGAGACGGCTGGGAGAAACTGTTGCGGCACCTGGGGAAAAGCGCAGCCGACGACGAGCCGCTGTTGATCGAGACGATCCTTAATTCAAACGGTCTCGATGATGCGCTCTGGTGTCTGCGCGCCGTCGAGAACCAAGACCGAGATCTGCGGCTCTACGCCGTCTGGTGCGCGCGTCGGGTCCAGCATTTGATGCCCAATCCTGCCAGCGTCTCTGCGCTCGATGTCGCAGAGCGGTATGCGCGCGGACGCGCCACCTACGAGGAGCTAGGGGCTGCGCGGGAGGCGGCGTCGGCGGCGGCATGGGCGGCATGGGCGGCGTCGGCGGCGTCGGCGGCGGCATGGGCGGCATGGGCGGCGTCGGCGGCGGAGGCGGCGGAGGCGGCGTGGGCGTCGGCGGAGGCGGCGCGGGCGGCGGCGAGGAAAAAAGAGAAAGCCGCGCAAGCGAAAGAATTAGGCCGCATCTGCCGAGAGATCGAGGCGGGCAGAGACCCGTATCCGGAGGAGGACGGACAATGAGCGACGACCTTATCACCCTGCTTCGCGAACTCGCGGCGGCGAAACACGGCGATCTATCCGTCGCTGCGGATGCTGCCGACGAGGTCGAGCGGCTGCGCGCCGAACGCGATGCGTTGCGAAGCGCGGCCCGCGAATACTTGGAAACGCTTGGCGGCGCGATGAAGTCGGGCAAGTTTGAGATGGGTGGCACGGCCGAGATGGCACATTTCGTTCGGCAGGCGATGCAGAAGCTCGACAGCCTTGTCTTTAACCGCGATGGGCCTCGGCCCGCAGGGCTAGAGCGCCTGCACGAGACGCTCAAGAGGCCGTCATGACCCGCCGCATCGCCGCCTGCGTCGCGGTCACGGCATACGTCGCGATGTGGCTGTGCGCGGCGTGGGAGGCGTTGTCGTGAGCCTGTTCACCGCCAGCGGCAGCCTGCCGCGCCACCAGTACGTCTCGGTCAACGGCGCGTTCCTCGGCTACGAGGCCGACGAATGGCTGCCGGCGGTCTGGTTCGGGCTGCACAGCCATCCTGGACGCGCGTGGGGCTGCACGGTGCTGCTGGAGTGCGGCGCGGTCTACCGCGACCTGCCGCCCCACGCGCTCGCGTTCTGCGACGACCCGCCGCCATGGACGATCAAGGACGCGCAGACTTGGGATTGCTACGGCTCGCAGTTCTCGCTGCACGTCTACGATTACCTCGACGGCCTCGACGCGATTGTGCGGGCGGCTGATGACGAGCTGGCCGCCGACTACCTCTTCACGGCGATCCCGGTGGGCGATGCCTACACGCACGCACCGGCGCAGGCCAAGGAGTTCATGTTCATGCGGACCCAGCACGGTCGCCTGACGATCCAGCCAACCAACCGGGTGCTGTTCCGCGACGCCTCGTTCACGACCAAGTTGGAGTGGCGCAAGCTGCGCCGGTCTGAAACGGTCTATTCCTGCGAAGGGTGACGCGCCAGAGACGACGCCTCCTTGCGCACGTTCTCGACGCGAGCCCACCAGCCTTTGCCGAAGGTCGGCCAAGTTGGCAGCGATCGTAGGAACACGAGGCGCAGGTTGCAGATCTCGCCGATGACCGTCAGGGCGTCTGCGTCAGACACCGCCGCCAGCGTTTTCGGCCCAATTGACCCATCCGCAGCGATGCCGACGGCCTCCTGCAGTGCCTTCGCCGCGCGGCCCGGGCCGCTGTTTACCGCGTAGTCCATCACCGCCAGATCGATGCCGGCCGGCAGGTTGTCGCCGCGGATCTTGTCCCAGTACCGCTTGCGATAGAGCGGCTCCACCATCGCAGGTGTCAACGCGCGCATGGCGGCCTCGTCGACTGGGTGGCCGACCCACTCTTCCCAGACCCGCTGCGTGACGCCCAGATTGGTGCGGCCGCCGGGGTCGCTTGGATGGTTGACGTATCCGCCCTCGTGCTTGAGGAGCGAGGCAAAGGCCTGCGGCCACGTTGCCGCGGTCACTGCTTGCCCCCGGCTAGCAGCTGCGTCTTCTGCTGCGACGAGCTTGACGAGCCGAAATAGTACGCCACAACCTGTTCGCATTTGGCGCTGACGAACCCGATCAGCGTGCCGACAGTAGTAGCCATCAACGGGTCCTTCATCCCATCGACGTACCCGAGCAACACGAGGAACACCGTCGCCATGAACCCGGCGACCACGACGAAAGCCAGCACGCGCGGCATCCAGTCTCGCACCTGCGCTTCGCGCCGCCTGGCGCTGTCGCGGTCCGACGCGGCGATCTTCTCAAGGTCGATGTCGAGTTCCCGCATGCGTACGGCGAAGTCTTGGTCAGCCTGCTTGAGCGCCAAAAGCTGGTCGGGCGTTGCCGCCGCCATCGCCTTCGATACGTCCTTCTCGCTGCTTTCCGCCGGCAGCCCGAGCACGTCGGCGACGACCTTCATCGCCATGCCGCCAAGCGGTCCGCCGATGGCGGTCGCGATGGTCGGCGCAACCGCACCAACGATCTTGAGCAGGTCCATGGTCATCCCTTCTTGTTCCAGAGGTCGAACAACGCCTTGACCTTCTCCTCTATGACCAGGACGCGCTGGTCTAGCTTGGCGAGCACGATCACGAGCGTGATGAACCCGATCGCAAGCGGCCACAGCTTAAGGACAGCTTCAAGCGCTTCCATCGATCACGCGTCGGGCTTTCGGAAGCGGCTGATGATGTGCTGAACGGTTTTCGTCTCGTAGATGCGGATGCCGGTCCAGATGATCGTGAAGATCGCCGCGAGCGAAGGGAGCCATCCAGCCACGGTAGCAACCGCAGTGCCAAACGATGCCGCGTCGATTGCGTGCTTTGTGGTCTCGTTCACGGTGCCACCTCCTGCTTGGGCGGACGCAGCGCAGAGATCTGCGCCTCGATGCCTTCAAGCCACGCCTTGCCTTCCGGCGTGAGGACAGCTTCGCGCAGTCGGCGGGGCGTAATCAGCGCCTCCAGGTTTCGAATCTCGTCGAACACCGTCGGGACATACGGCGTCACTGGCGGCTCGGGCTCCGGCAGCTCGACCGCGCCGAACGCCATGCGCTCGTCGTGGTTCATGGAGCGCAGCCAGTTGGACGGATACCGCACGCCGCCCATCTCGAACTCCTGGTCGATGCGGACGGTCTGGCCGTCGGGGAGTGCGTATCTCATGGGTTCACCTGGGCGTTATTGGGTTTCTTGTTCTGCACGAAACGGTTGCCGGCAGTCGAGGTCCAATTATTGGTCCCGCTCGTGTTGTACGAGGCCGACGAGGTTCGCAGCTTGAAGCCGCCCGCCGTCTTGTCGGCATCCGTCCCGAACGTCACGCCATTGCCGTTGATCGTCAGCGTGGCGGGGTTGCCATTGGTCCAGATGAATGGACCATCTGCAGCCGCGTTTCCGGTGAAGCTGCCGCTGAGCGTCACGGATGTGCTGGTGACGTTCTGCGTGGACAGAGCCTTGAAGCCGCTGGGCGGCGTGTAGGCGAAGGCGCGCTGGCCGAAGTTGAAATCGCCGATGCCGCTAGATTCAGCCGACACCGCAAAGCGATATGGTCCCGTCAGCCCCGTAAAGGCAGCGTTTGTGCCCGCGACAGGATCACCGCTAGCCTGCACCGTGCCGTTCTTGGAGAAATAGAGCTTGCCGTTGTCGGCGTCGAGGATGATGCCGATGACATCTCCAGAGACGTAGCTGTTGCCGTATGCGCTGAACGAGGCCGAATTGATCTTGCGCCCATCGTAGTAGTACGCATAGGTGAAGCTGTCCTGCCCGAGGTATCGATTGGCACCAGCATTTGCCGAACCAGCGATGATGCCCGGCACGAACTCGGCAATGTCTGCGCCCATCGTCACTTCGCAGTACCATTTGCCGGACGCCATCGTGATGGAGCTGTAAGCCTGCGCGTTGCCTCCGGCGGCCTTCGTGTAGTTGAGATTGGCCGCTGAATAGGTTCCTGCCGTCCCGCTAAGATCCAGCGGGTTCAGAACCGAATAGTTCAGCGTCGGCGTATCGGTCATCTGGTCGAACGTCGTACCGCTCGTCACCGAGATGCCGCTGGTCGTCCAGTTGTTGGCGTTGCCGCTGCTGTCGTTGCCGATGGTCGTGGTGGTCGTGGCGTCGGCGAACTTCAGGTAGAAGCCGTTGGTGCCGTAGGTGCCAGAGTACTGTTTCGGCACCCACACGCCGGTCGTTGCGTCGGTCTGGCCGAAGCTGGAGGGCGTCAGGGCTTGGCCGTCTATCATGTGCGTTTCGGCCAGATATCCGTCGAGGTATGTGCCGTTGGCTTGATCGGACATTAAACGGCAGCCGGTCGAGGCCGCGTTCAGCGTACTGTTGGAGTTCTGCGTGGGGTAGGTGCCAGACAGGTACGTCATGGCCGTGCCGTTCCACCACACTTTGACGCGGTCAGCTGCCGTCGCCTGCGTCGTGTCGATGGCAACGACGATGTGCCCCCACGCAGTCGGGTCGCGGAACGCGCCGGTGAACTGAATGTCGTTCACGTTGTCGGATCTGATGAACAGGCGCCCGCTGTATGAGCTGATGTTCCAGGCTATCATGCCAGCATTTCCGGAGCCAAAACTCACCAACGCAACTTGAGCCGACGACGACAGCGATGGAGCCGCCTTCATCCACGCGGAGTAGGTAACCTTCTTCTGGTCGGTCGGAGATGCCCCGCTGGTACGCGACAGATACGCGCTGTTGCTCGCGCGAAACCGCAGCGAGTAGGGGATCTGGTAGCCCGCAAGCGAGGCCAGCAGCAGAGCGTTCGCGGAGCCGGGGACGATCATGGCGTCACTTCACGTCGTTGAGCATCGCCGCGGTGATGCGGCTCGCGCTCTCGACGTAGTAGACCAGGACGTCGACGGCGCCGGCGGTGGTGGTCAAGACGGGCAGTGTGCCGCCGGCGAACTTCCAGTTCGTGCCGTAGGCCAGCGTGCGGCCGCCCGATCCGTCCTGGGTGATGACGATGGCGCCGCTTTGGCCTGCGGTCTGGTTGGACGGGTTCGCCAGAGTGCGAGCGCCGCCGATCGTCAGCGAGAAGTTGTTGGCGACCGCGAAGTCCGCGGTGATGGTGGCCGCATCGGTCAGGACAGACACCGCGCCGCGATTGCCGGCGGTGAAGGAATTGACGTCGGCGAGCCCCGGGACGGCGAGCGCGCTACGAGCTGCCGAAGCGGTGGTGCTTCCAGTGCCGCCGTTGGCGATCGCGACCACGCCGATCGGCGAGCCGCTGAAGCGCTGGTACCACTCGCACCGCCAGTTGCCGGAACCCAGCGAGACGAAGCCGGCCGTGTCGCCCGCTGCGGTGGTGATCGAGGCGCCGCCCGGCAGGATGAGCGAGGTCGCGTTGTAGGTCAGCGTCAGGATGCCGTCGAACTTGAGCACCCGGTAGATGCCCGCCGTGACGGTGTCGAACGCGGTGATCGTCGTCGTGCCAGAGACCGCGAGGTACTCCGCATTCGCCGCGCCGATGTTCGTCGTCGAGGCCGATGCGATGGTCGAGCTGGTCTGGATTGAGCGCGTGATGGACAGGAGCTGGAACTGCGTGCCGTCGTAGACCACCAGCACGATCGCGCCGTTGATGATGTCGCCAGCCGCCAGCGCAGCAGTGCCGCGGGTGATGTTCTTGGCGCCCAGAGCGTCGATGTTGAGCGTGGTGGCGCCGGTGTTGGTGCCCGCGGCCACGAACCAGAACATCTGGCCGGTCGCGTAGCTGGTCAGGACGGGATTGGCCGATGCCGCGATGGTATCGATGCCTGTGACGCCCAGCAGCGAGACGACCCCGCCCTGGACCTGCGAGAGCCTGGCGCTGTCGGCTGCTGCCGTGCCCGCCGCGAGGCCCGTGAGCTTGTTGCCGCCCATGGGGATGTTCGCGGTGACGGTCGTCTGGCCGTCCTTCGTGATGCATGTCGAGAGGCCGGTGGCGAGGTCGGCGGTGAGCGCGTTGAACGCGGTGGCCGTGATGACCGTGCCCGCGACGACCGGCTGGCCTGCGGTGTTGATCTGGAAGGTGCCGGAGCCGTTGAAGCTCATGGGGAGACCCCTTGCTGCAGGATGTTGATGAGCGCCGGGATGTTGCCACGCGGCGTCGAAGCGGGCGGAAGATTTGATGCGCGGTTGCCGGAAAGGATGAGGTCAAGGAGGCGCTGCGCTTTCTCGCGCTCCATTTGATCGGCAGCGCGCTTCGACAGATAGCCTGCCGCCGGAACGCCAATAGCACCAACGGGACCAAGAACAGCGGCGCCGCCGCCGCCGCTGAGGATGCCGCTGACGATGCCAGTTGGCGCGGCCTTTCCGAAGAAACGCAGCGTGTTCTGAATAAGGTCGCCTTCCACCGCGCTCTTCAACGCCTTCATTTCATCCGGCGTGAAGTTTCGAGTGGCTTCCTTGTTCAGCATCACCGACTTCAGGGCTTGGCGCATCGTATTTTCGAGATTGGAGCCAGACCCGGCAGTTGCGGCATTTGCCTTTGCCCGCTCGATCGCGTCCGTGATCTCGCCGTGCTTCATCAGCCGCGACCATGCCGCCCGGGCTTCGGAGATCTGCTGCGCCGCAGTCTGCACATCTGCTTTGATGCCGATGGATTGCGCGACCGGGCCAGCGATCACATCGTGGTCCAAAATTGAGGTCCCGACGCGCGGAGACTTCACCAGATCGTCGATGGAGTTGACGATCTTGCGAGCGGCGGCGCGGTCGGACTCGTTCGCTAGTCCGCCAACCCGCATAGCCTGCTTTCGGATGTTCTCAAGCTCCTTGAACGCGAAGACGTTGTCCTGGATGCGGTCGATTTCCTTTAGAACATTCGCGGTGCCCGGCTGGTTGCCCGGGTTGTAGCCGAAGTCCGAAAGCTGCTCGACAACATCCTCGCGCAGACGCTTGGCAGCGCCGGGAGTGAAGATGACGCCGGACTCCTCGGCGCTCTTGTAGGCCCTCTGCGCGGCCCTCTTCGTCTCTTCGGCGGTCGGAACGCCGGGCGCTGGCGCGACCGTGCCGAAGGTGCGGCGCGCAAGCCCAGCGGTCGCGGCAGGAATAACGCCACCGGCCAACCCGCCCGCGATCCCGGCGACGCCCTTGGCAACAGGCCCGGCCTCTTCGCCCACTGCTTCCTGCGCCACCTGAGAGCCGAGGCCGCCGGTTGTTCCCATAACAATTTGCTGGCCGGGGCTGGCCTGCAGGACCTGCGCGAGGCGCTGGGCGGCTGGCGCGGCCGCGGTTTGCAGGGCGCGACCGATGCCCATCGGGGTCAAGGCGCCAGCAGCGCCAGAAATGCCGGCGCCCATGAGGCGTTCTCCGGCGTCACGAGCTTCTGGCAGGCCCAGGTTGGTCATGAGGCCGCCGGAATCGACCCGCATGAAGCCCAGCCCCGGGATGCGCGAAAGCAGGTTCTGCGGGATGGCGGCGATGTCGTACAGCGGCGCTACGGTGCCCTCAAGCACGGCCCGGGTGCCAAGGCCCACCTGCTCGGCCATGGTGCGCGGTGGGGCAGCCTGCGGGGCCTGTGGGGCCTCCTGCGGGCCGGGGGCGGGTTGAGCGAACTGCAGGAACGGATTTGCCCCTTCCTGCGGCGCTGGTTGGGCGGGCGCGGCGGGCTGGACGTACTGCAGGAACGGGTTCGGCTCGGCCACCGCTACCTCCCCAGAACGCGCGCTGCCGCACCAGCGCCGAACGCCGCGTCAAACTGCTCGCGCGTCCCTCGTCCCGCGCGCAGGGCGTCGATCGCGGCCTGCGGTATGTTCGTTGCCGGGGCGCTAGGAGCCGCCGGTGCGGCGGGTGCGCGCGGAGCGCCGGGAGCGGCGGGAGCGGCGGGAGCGGCGGGTGCGGGCGGCTGAGCGCCTGCCGGCTGGCGATAGCTGCGCGTGAGGAGGCTTTCCCGCCGCTGCTCTGCGCCCTTGATCCGATCCTGCGCCAGCGCGATCGCGCGGTCGAGGATGGCCGCGCGCTGCTCGGGCGTCTTGCCGCTGCTGGCCTGCAGATCAAGCAGAACCTTGCGCTCGCCCTCGGTCGGGTTGCCGCCGAACGTTGACTTGAGCTGGCCGAGCGCCTGCTCCTTGACGAGGTTGTCGTAGTTGATGAGCGCGTTGCTTTCCTCGCTTGGCGCCATGCCAACCAACGACCGCGCCTGCGATTCGAGATAGGCCGTCGTTCCTGCGCCGGCTCCGCCGCGGAACTTGCCGCTGAGATCCCCTGCCTGAGCGAGAAGGGACAGCGTGCTCTGTCCAGCGTCGATCTGATCCTGCTGCTGGAAAACCTGACGCCGCTCTGCCTCCGACAGCTGTGCCGCGCGGCGCGCGTCTTCCTGACGTTGACGCTCCAGAGCTTCCGCGCGCAGCTGAAGGCCCTCTCGCTGGGCCTCAAGCCTGCCGCCCGCCAGGATCTGCGCGGTCTGCTGTTGCCCTGCCGCGATGGTGGCGCGCAGCTCGCGATTGGCTTCCGCTATCTCGGCCCGCGCCAAGCGGTCATCGCGTGCCTTCTGCGTCGCCGCTTCGCGCGCTAGTTCTTTGTCCCGCGCGGTCTCCGCCATCGAGAACAGCGGTCCAGCCATCGCCTGCGCGCGCTGCCCGAGGGTTCCGCCGAGCGCCGTCGTCGCCAGCGCCTGCCGATCCTCCGGCGTCTTCGCGCCCTGCAGCGCCGCGGCGAACTCCTGGCCCTTCTTGATGTCGCCCTCGCGCAGCTCGCGCTGCTCGCGAGCGCCCTCTGCGCTCAAGTAGGCGCCGCCGAGGCCGGCCAGCACCTTGGCGAGCGAAGCAGTGACAGGGATCGGCGCCTGTATGCCCTGATACGAAAACGGCTCGGTCGGCTGGAATGCCTGCTGCTGGAGCGCCTCGGCGTATTTCTGCCGACGCGCGATGTCCTGCTTCTGGGCCTCGTAGGGGTCCGGCAGGTTGAAGGAGACGGCCATGTCTGCGTTTTCCTAGATCCGGGGGCGCATGAAATACAGGCCGCCGAGACCGGCGGCGCTTCCGAGCAGCTGGCCGAGGCCGGCAGTCTGCGCGTTCAGCCCGGCCTGCTGGATGCCGTACTGCTGCATCGCATTCTGCCCCGCCGCCTGCGCCGCGCCGAAGATCGGGGCGGGCGCGACCTGCTGGCCCTGATACGCGCCGAACTGCGGCATCTGGATCTGCGAGCCGCCCATCAGGCCGATGATCTCGTTCAGCGGGACCGACCGCAGCGCCAGCTCGCGCTGCAGCGCCTGCGCGCGCGCTTGGTTCTCGAAACCCATCGCCGCCTGCTGCTCCGACGCCGCCTGCGCGCGAGCCTGCGTGTCGAGGCCGATGCCCTGCAGCGCCGCCTGCGAGCGCAGGTCGTTCTCCTGCTGCTGCTGCTCGCGAATGGCGGCGCTGTACGCCTCGCCGCCGCGCGCCAGCCCCTGGTTGGCAAGCTGCGTCTCTAGCTGCGCGCGCGACCGCTGGATCTGGGGCTCCAGCCTCGCCATGATCGCTTCCTGCGCGGTCGTGCCGGCGTTGACCGGCGCGCGCGGAAGCCCCGACAGGTCAAATACGGTGTTGAGCTCTCCCGTGCCGGTCTGGAACGGGGTAGCCAGCGTCCTCTCGGCGGTTCCGACGCCCTGCAGTCCCAGCTCCGCGAGGCGGCGGTCCACCTGCTGCTGCGCCTGCAGCGTCGCCTGCGCCTCGGGCGTCAAAGTCTGCGTGACGGTCGGGATGTCGCCCTCGTACTTGACCGTCTGGCTGCCGAGCGGGCCGTAGATGTTGGGGTTCGACAGCATGGCCGAGGCGCGCGCGGCCTCGACGTTCGCCGCGCCCTGCGCCTTCGCGGCTCCCGCGTAGTCAGGCTGCGGGGGAGCGGATGCCTTCTTGCCCATGGCTGTCTCCAAGGAAGCGGCAGGTCTCCCGCCGCATGGTGTAGATGATCAGGTCGCCGCCAAGCGCGGCATCACGCAGGCAAGCTTCCTCGACAAAACCGAGGCGGCGCAGGAGTCGAATGCTGCGGATGTGGTCCGCGGAGGTCGTCGCGACGATCTTGCGCGCGCCCAACTGGCGAAACGGATAGTCAAAGATCGCCAACAGGAAGCCGCGCGTCAATGGCTTGTCGGCCGCAATCTGGCCCTCGACCGATGCGCCGTTCCAGTCACGGTACGAGGCGCCCGCGGTCAGCCGCCCATCGCTCTCCCAGCCTATTGCCGACATGCAAACCGGATCGAAGAATCCGCCAATGCGGTCCATGACCCAATGGCCGACAACCGGTCCAGCGACGATCATATGCCGTTCCAGCCCGGCATGAAGACGACGTCGGTTGCGGCCCATTCCAGCGACAGGCCCTTCGACGCCGAGCGGAAGTTGACCGACCCGCAGTAGCCGACGCCCGTGACACCCTGCCAGTTCACCGAAATGTTCTGCCCGGCGCCCCACGTTCCGTTGTCCCAGAGCGACGTATCCCAAACCGCGCTGGTTTGCGGCAGATAGGCCAGCGGCGCCGAGGTGTCGTTGACCTGAAAGTCGATGTTCATGCCGACAAAGACTGCCGGCTGGCCATCTGCGAACAGGTTCGGCCTCGCGCGGGTGAAGATCTTCTTCTGGCCGCGCGACCCGAAGTAGTTGAACGCCTGCAGCGCGCCTGCCGAGATGGCGGCGCCGTCATCCGAATGGTCGTCGGTCCATGCCTTGGCGACGTAGTCCGTGCCGCCGAAGAACAGATCCTGCTTGTGCAGGCAGAACGTGTTGGCGTTCCAGCCGGTGAAGTTGCACCAGCTCTGGACGATGGTGTTCATCACGTACTGCTGCTGCGACCCAACGCCGACCGGAATGTTGACGATCACGGCGTTGAACTTGGGCGCCACGCAGATTTCCCATCCGAACGAGCCGGAATAGGCGGCCGTTGCAGCTGCGAAGGCGCCCTGGATCTTGTTGGTCAGCGCGACACTCTCGGGCGCCACGCGCGCGCTCTGTAGCGCCTGCGAGAGCGGGAACAGGCCATCGAAGGCGATGTATGCCAGATCGCCGGCGAACTTCGCCAAGCACCGCTTGCCCATCGGCGAGCCCATCGCCCAGACGCCGACCAGCGACCACGTCGAGATGTTCGACGGGTCGGTGCCGCGGTAGATGATGATTTCGCCCTGCGTCGTCACGAACACGAGGTTGTCGTCGAGGCCGAAGCCGGCGTCGATAGTCCAGACGCCCACGGCGAGCAGATACCCGCCCTTGCGCGCGACCGCCGAGAGGTCCAGCACCTGCGCCGCGCCGCCGACCGACTGGGTCGGCAGATACCACGCTTTCAGCGTGTTGCGCTGGATGAACCAGAGCCTGTTCTTGAACAGGCAGACGTTGTCCAGCTCGCTCGTCGTGACGCCGGTGATCGCGGGCGTCGAAGCTCCGGTGATGGCCGTCCAGGTCGAGCCATCGTAGAGTAGCGGGTTGTTGCCGCCGCTGACCGCGTACAGGAAGTTGCCACCTGGCGTCGCGACGTTGGTGCTTTCCCATCGACTGTTGGTCAAGCCGCTGACCACCGCAGCGCCTACCGCGCCGGCGCTGGTGACGTTGTAGATCGAGTTGCTGGAGATCGCGAACAGCGACTGCGTCGTTGCGCCGTTGTACGGCATCAGCGTCTCGACCTGACCCGGCAGGCCGGTCGCGTGCTTCTGGTAACCGCCACGCAAGACGACGTTGGTGGCGGTCGGGAAGTAGTTGGTCAGCGTCACCGCATCGGTGGGCTTCATGTTCGCAAGGCTGTCGCGCGCATTCCACCCGCCGATCGGAGACGGGATCGACGCGACGCGCGCGCTCGCTTGCTTTGCGGCACGCAGGACTGGGGCGGGCCGGACCATCTCAGGTCGACCCGTAACCGCTGTCCGGGATGTTGTCATAGCCGATCAGCACCGTGCCCGGGCGCGGCGCGAAGGACAGGTTGGCGGCCGACATGTCCTGCGCCATCGCCGTCTCCAGCTCGCGCAGGAAGTCGCGATAGAGCGCCGTGGTATCGAAGCCCTTAGCCTCGAAATACTTCAGCTTCGTCATGAGGACCATGACGCGGTCCGGGTAGATGCAGGTGTCGTCGTCAGCGGTGAAGCTGTTCTTGATCGCGCCCGAGGACGACAGCGCCCAGCCCTTCGACCTGTACTCAAAGCCGAGGTATTCGGCGGTCGTGGTGGCCGGCCAGATCTGGAAGTACGCGCCGTAGAGGCGCCAGCGGATGCGCGGGCCAGTCGAGATGTAGCCCGACAGCAGCCATTCCCACTGCTGCGGGCTCTCTGGGCCAAGCATCTCCCATCGCTTTGACTTGTCCCACTGCGTGCGCGGGACTAGCGCATCGTAGTCGGCCGGCAGCGAATACTTGGTCTTGGCAAAGGTAATGCTCGCCGCGGTGCCCGGGCCGCCCGGGTTCTGGTTCAGCGTGACCTGCGTGCCGCTGTCGACGGTCTCTATGAACGTGTCCTGGTTGATGCCCGTGCCGACGGCCATGTAGGTCGAGTCGAGGCCCGTGGTGTCGGGGATGCCGGTCACCTGCGGCGACGAGGTCGTCCATGTGCCGGTCGTCGTCAGGTATTGGACGGTGAAGCGGTGCGGCCGGGTCAGCTCGCGCCAGTCGTGACGCTTGAGCAGCTCGTAGCCACTCGCGTTCATCAGCGCCAATGTCTGGATGACGTCCTGCGAGTTGTTCCCGGCCACGGTAGACGGCGAGACGAGGCCCAGCTCGTTGCAAACCTGCTGGACAAGCTGAACCATCGTCGAGCCCATGTCAGGTGCTCCTGTCCATCGGCGGACGCCCGCGACGCGGCGCCTCGCCCTTGGCTTCGATCAGCTGCGCGACTTGGGCCTGCAGCGCCGCGAGCTGCGCCTTGGCCTCGGCCAGCTCCGCATTCGCGGTGCTTTCGCTCTTGAGCCGCAGGAACGCCTGCGCCTTGAGCCGAAGGCCGACGCCACCCATGCCGACCCGCATCACCTGCGCGTCGCTGGCCGTGGCCACCTGCTCCACGGTGCGGAACTTGAGGATCTGCAGCTCCGCGACCTGCCCGTCGGTGATGTCGCCGGGCGCGGCGTGGTGCCAGTCCTCCAGCTTCGTGCCGGGGATGTCGCCGTTCTCGTTCTGCATCTGGAAGTGAAGCCACTGGCGCGGAAACCGCTCCTTGTGGTCATCGCGCACCGGCTGGTCGATGATGTTTGTCGTGTCGCCGGGCACCATGATGCGGATGAACGGACGCCCCATCTCCTTGTGGGTATAGAACTCCACATGGAGCTTGGCGTCCGCGTTCGCGTCGTCGCTGTCGAGCGGCATGATCAGGCGCCCGCGATGCTGATCCAGGTCGTCGCGGACGTCGCGATGAACAGGACGCGCGTGGTGGCGGTGACGCTGAGCGAGGACGCGCCGGCGTTGATCGTCGAGCCGGTGGCCGGATAGACGGTCAGCGTGCTGGCGCCCGCGTTGTAGACACAGACGACCGCGCCGGCTTCCGTCGGCGGCAACTTGACGCCCGTCGAGGCCGCGGTCGTGCCGACGGTGTTCCAGACGGCGGAGAGCTGCAGCGCGTCGGAGGCGGACGAGCCCGTGGCCGTCAGGCCGGTCGCGCCGTCGCCGCAGATGGAGGTCGTGGCGAGGCCCGAATTGCCCGAGGCCAGCACGCGAGAGGGGATCGGCATAGTCAGTTCCTTTCCTTGCCCATGAGGGCGGCAACGGTCGGGAGAAGCCCCGTCCCGTGAACATACAACTCCGCATCGCCTTCGCACAATTGACGCGCGGCCGTCTGGTACTCCACCGCCTGCCGAACCATCCATGGCGCAGCGATGAAGCGCCTGTCGCCGACCCGGTATTCCTGCCGATCGTCGTCATCGTTCAGCGCCTGGGCGTAGGCATGGCCGTCGCCGGCCTCGGAGTAGCTGCTGTCGAAGCCGAAAAGGTGGATCTTGCGGTGACCGAGCGCGTAGGCGATCGACAGGGCTTGCAGGCCGACCGTCGTGCCGCCGCCGATCAAGACGGCCTCCTTGTGGCCGATCCACTCGTCGATTTCGGGGTAGGCCGGGTGCCAGAGCGTCGCCGGGTGGCCCGCGATGGCGCGGAACAGGTCGGGATGGCACTGGGAGGCGATGAGGTAGTGCAGGGCCTTGGGTCCGGCGACGAACGCCACATTCTCGGGCCGGGCGTCCAGCAGGACCTGGTGATCCGAGGCGATCCCAGCTGCGTACAGGACCGGGACGGTGCCGTTGGTGGCGTAGACCTCGGCCCCGCCGTCGCGCAGCGCGCGGATCATCGGCAGCAGGGGCCGCATCGACGGGCCACCGCCGACCACGATGGCGGGCCGCTCGTGAGCCTCGACCAGATCCAGCCACGGCAGCGGCAGCTTGCAGGCCGCTAGGACGTTCGCGCGGATGCGGTCGTCGGCGGTGTTGCAGACGATCGGCAGCGTCTGGTCGAGGTTGTCGGTCAGAATCATCGAATCTGGGTTGCCGTGAAGATGACGGAGGGGATGGCAGGCACCGGCGGAGACGCCGCGAAGCCCGCGATGAAGCAGTTGGTGTCGTCGGTTGACCAGACGAGCTCGAAATAGTCGCCTGCGTTCATCCGCTGGACGAAGTTCCATGCCGCGACGGTCTCGGCGTTGGAACCGTTGATCGAGACTTTCGTCGCGCTGTTGGCGATGTCGAGGCCGTTGACCCGGTACCAGATGTAGACCGCCGCGGTCGAGGCCGCGGTCTTGTCGAGCTGGATGCTGAACTGGAAATTGTAGACTCCGGCCTGCGAGCACACGACCCGCGAAGCCGGGCTGCCGATGCTGACAAGGTACGCCTCGGAGGTCGTGTTGAGCGTTACGGGATAGGCGGTGTTGATCGCTGCCGCGTTCTGCGTAGCGGTCGACGAAAACGCGCCGTAGGCGGCCTGCGCCTGGGCGCCGCCGTAGCCCTGCAGATGCTCCCACCGCGTGTTGCTGACGGCAAAAAAGCACGCCGACGAATTGCTGACGACTGCAAGCGATGAAGCGCCGCCGATGGTCGTGCCGGCGTCGAACGGATAGACCGTGAGGGACGTTGCCGTCGGGTTTGTCACCCAGATCGTCGCGCCCATCTCGCAGGGCGGCAGCTTCACGCCAGAGCCAGCGGCGACGGTCGAGATCCGGTTGTAAATGCTGGTCAGCGCGGTCGCGTCGCTGGAGGTCGATCCGGCTGCCGACACCGCTGACGCGCCCTCGCCGCAAATAGCGGCGGTGGTCAGCGAGGTGACGCCCGAGTTCAAGACGCGCGACGGCAGCGCCATGAATGCTCCCGAGGAAGAAAGGGGCGGCGAGCGTGAACCCGCCGCCCCCAGTCGTCAGATGATCTGGCCCTGCTTGTGCGGACGGTTGATCGAGACGATCACCGTCGACACGCCGGACGCGACCGTCGCGAGGTTCGCGGCGCGAGCCCCGAGCAGCTGCTTGCCGGTGGCCACGGTCGGCATCACCCGGCCCGCCGTGGCGGACTGGTAGATGGCGACCTGCGGGTTCACGGCCACGGCGGTCTTCTTCATGACCGCGAGGCCGCCGATCTGGTACCAGCCGAAGGAGCCGGCGCCGTTGGCGGACATCGCGACCGCCACCGGGCCCGCGAGGTTCGCCGTGTTGGCGGCCAGCGCGGTCTGGAAGGTCGTCGCGTTGTACGACACGAGCGAGCCGACTTCGGTCGACGCCACGCCGAGGAGGAGGATGAACTCGCCCTCGCCGTAGGTCGGATCGTAGCCGCGCACGACCATGCCGAGCGTCGCCGGCGGGGTCGGAATGGCGGACGTGCCGTTCGCCATCGTTTCGCCGGCGTCGGTCTGGTCGATCGGCAGAAGGCCCAGACGGTTTTCGACGGAGTAGGTCATTTTCTGGCCCTCCTTAGGCGATCAGCACGCCGCTGAACTGCGGCCCGCTGCTGGTGAGGTTGCCGGCCCAGCCGATCAGCTTGACGATGGCGTCCTGGTTGACCGCCTGACGCTCGCCCCCGATCGGCACGAAGTTCCGGTCGGCATGCGGGCGGAAGTGCAGGTACTTGGTGTTGAGGAACCACATGTGGTTCGCCGTCGCCGCCGCGCCGATGCCGCCGTCGAGGACGACATCGGAGGCCATGCCCGCGCCGTAGTACTTGAGCGACGCGAAGCCCGCGCCAGCCATGCTCGAACCGCTGTCCGAGATGCGCTGGATCGACTGCAGGGACTGCAGATAGAGCCGGTAGTAGTTGTTGTCCGCGACGATCAGGTCGGGCTTGTCGGTGCCACGGATCAGCTGCACGGCGACCGAATCCATGTACTGCTGGATGTTGGACGCCGTCGTGGCCGAGCCGCCGTTTGTCACGCCCGAGAAGGCGACCGAGCGCCAGAACGACCACGACACGCGGCTGATGCCGCCATACGTGCCGGTCGCCGGGCTGTCGGGCACCGCGGCCGCGAGGCCGGTGATGTTCTTGCCCGAGTTGCCGGTGCCATCGAGGTAGATGTCGCCGCCGATGCGGTTGGCGAGCTGCGCCTCCGCAACGGCCATGCGGCCATCCAGCAGGTCGATGATCGCCTCCTTGCCCGAGTTCTGGATCATCTCCAGGCCCGAGATCGAGACTGCCGAGGCGTACTGCGTGATCGAGAACTGCGCCGCGGAGATCGGCGAGTTCTGCGAGACGTTGAGCACCTCGTAGCCCGAGTAGGAGTTCGTGTTGTTCGTCGAGGTGTCGTTGTACATGATCTCCTGGAGGATCACGTTACCACCCGAGAACGTCTTCACGTTGCCGCGCTCCTTGAGGCGACGCAGCAGCGCGTTGTTGTTCGTCACGTTGTCGGCGAGCTCGCCGGAACGCGACTGGATGTTCGTCGCGATGATATCGCTGATCGAACTGTTCGCGAACGCCATGAATGGCACTCCTTACAGAGGGTTGGGGTCAGAGCCGGTCGGACATCCCGTCGAATTGCTCGGCGAGAAGGGACCGGCGGTCGGCTGCCTTGGCGGCGGAGGGCGCCCCGGGTGTGGAGGACCGAACCGATACCGCGGCTGCCCTGGCGGCTTTCGCCGCCTTGTCTGCGGATGCCTTGCGCTGCGCTGCGGCTGCGGCCTGTTGGGCCTGCTGCGATGCCGCGAACAGCTCGGGATCGAGACGAAGGGCCTTGTCGTATGCGTCTTGGAGCGTGGTCGCGACGCCGCTCTGTAGGAGCTGGATCATCGTCGGACGCGCGTCCTCGAAATGCTCGGCCTTCGCGGAGAACTGGTGCACCTCGTCTAGGA